TTATCGCATGCGGAATGGGAGGGGGATGTTGACCCAGGCGTCGTCCACGGGCGCGCCGTCGACCGTTTTCGGGCGCATGACGAACATCTTGGAGAGTTTGAGCGCCGCGTCTCCAAAGCCATAGCCTTCCGGCGTTTCCGACAGTACCCGACACTCGGTCAGGGCTCCCGCCTTGGTGACCTGGCATCTGAGGACGACGCGGCCTTGCACCTTTTCGCGCGCGGCTCGCTTGGGATAGAGGCGGCTTATCTGGCTGGCGCTCGGAATGCGCGCCCAGTCGGGACGCGTGATGATGCTCGGCTTCATGCCCGGCGTCGTCGATGTGGCCTGGTCTGGCTGAGGATCGGCGCCATTGGTTTGCGCCCAACCGGCGGATGGCCCCGACAGGATTGAAACGGCGATCAAGGCCGCAAGCCAGTGGGGTTTTGTCATCAGGCTGCTCCCGCGGTTTCACCCTCAGGTGAGCGTGACGCTCTCTCACGGTCAAGCCTGTGAGGGGACAGAACATCTTGGAGGGGCGGGATTCGGCGGGACCAGGCGGGATATCGTGGGATAGGCCCCCAAAAATGGGCGTTTTGCGCGGGTGGGCTCGTGGCCGGCCGCGCGAGGCGGTGTCTAGAGTCATCGGCAGTTTAGACACCGCTGCGTCGAGAGCAATTGGAGTCGGCGACGTTTAAGCGCCGGCGGGGCCGGCGGGCTAAGAGACCTCTGAAAACGCGCGGAATGGGCGCTTAGAGGGGATTGAAGCGTCGGATTGGCTGGGATGTGTCGAGGACACGACAAAGAGCGCGCCACGCCGAACTGGGACCGGCGGGGTCCCAGTTTCGCGCAGGGGGTCCCACTTTCGATTAAGTTAGCAAATCCGGGCGCTATGAGCCGATCGAGGCGCCAAGGGCGCGAGCCGGGGCTGGCGCCGAACTGGGACCCTAGATCAGCCCTTCGGCCGGCGAGCCCACTCCTCGGCCAGCTCGCGCCAGTGGGCGCCGCAGCTGTCGGTCGCGGGGTTCCTCTTCATCCGGCATTCGCCGACGAGAGTGTTGAGAACGCCGACCAGGCCGGTGTCGGGTCCGAAGCGCTCGACGAGCGCCGCCTTCGGATAGCGCCCGGCGCGATCACATACCGAGCAGTCGAGATGGGCGACCTCGCCCGGATAGGTCTTTAGCAGGCGCTCGCGGTATTCCATTGGAGGCGGTTCTCAGCGGGTGTTGGCCTCGTCAAGCCTTGCCGTCTTTGTCATCTGAGACAGGTGCGTGCGAATTACTTGGGCGTACGCGTGGTAGCCGGCGGGGTTTGGGTGAACCGCATCAGCAAAGAACTGAGGCAACGGGCCACGTAGATCATTCGTCCCGCCGGTCGCCCAGTCCAAATAGTCGACAACGACCACTTCGGGGTAGGCGTTACGGAAGTCAGTAACGAGCCATCGGTTATATGCGATGGCCTCGGCTTGCTTGGTCTCGTTAAACCAGGGTTCGTTATCCGGTCCAATATTGGATAAGAGGAGCTGCACGTGTCGGCGACGGCAGTCTGCGGCGAAGGCCAGGACGTTATCCCGCAATCCCGGCTCGCCTCGTGCGAGATCGTTGATGCCAATATGCAAGTAGATGCGTGACGCGTTCAGTGTATCGCGGCGCCACCGCCTCCGGACTTCGGATGACGTCTGGCCGCCAACTCCCATGTTTGCCCAAGGCTCGGTCGGCGATATCTCGTACGACAATTGACCGGGCAGTGATCGATCCTGGCCGGGCAACACACTGACCGTCGCGTGGCGCGGACCATGCAACATCGGGTGCCCTTCAGCGATAGAATCCCCGATGACGATATCCCGGTCATAGCAAGCGCCGAGCGCCAGTGCTGCCACCATTGCGAGGGCGGCGGGGCCATTTCTCATCGCAGCAACTGGCTCACCAAAAGGATCTTCCCGATCACCTGGACGCGCGACTGCTCGTCGCCGATCAGCGTCTCTGGAGGATAGGCCGGGTTGTCGGAAATCAGAGACAACCCATCGGTGAGCTTCCGCAGCCGCTTCACCCGGGCGTCCTCGTCGAGCACGAAGGCGAAGACGCCATCGGTCACCCGCGTATCCATTTCGTCGACCAGCATCAGGGCGCCGTCCATGATCGTCGGCACCATGGAGTCGCCGCGGCTCTCCAGGACCGCCAGCCCAGCGGTCGACGACCGGTTCAATTTCTTCAGCAAGAACTCCCTGGTGAAAGGGATGTCGTCGAGCTTGCGCCGCCCCTCATTCCAGGAGCCCGCGCCCGCGGCCAAGGTCGCGTCATAGCGCGGGATCTTCACGAAGAGTGATTCGGTGTCCGGGCCGTCGCCTCGACCGGACACCAGCCAGTCGATCGAGCACCCGAGGCCGTCCGCGAGCTTGGCGACGATATCGATCCGCGGCCCAGCTGAGCCACCGGCCCTCAGGTACTTCGAAACCGTGCCCTGCGGCACTCCGACGCGGGCAGCAAAGGCCGTCACCTTTTCAGGGGCCATCGCTTCCGCAAGGCGACGAGAAAAGCCTTCAAAATCAAAATCGAGATCGATTGGGGTGTCGTTCATCACGATTTGCGCAGAGACCGCTTGACGGACTCACGAAAACATCTAGCTTCATCACGAACGTGATGAAGGTGATCGGTTTCGTAATGGCCCCTCGCAAGTCCGCTAAGAAACGCAAGCCCCAGCAGGGCTGGCATGCCGAGCAGATCAAAGCCGAAATCCGCATGCGCGGAATGACGCTGACCCAGCTGTCGCTGGACGCGGGCCTTGGTGAAGGCACCTGCCGGGCAGCGCTGCAACGTTGTCAGCCGAAGGGCGATCTCGCCATTTCGAGGTTCCTGGGCGTCTCTCTCCATGAGCTTTGGCCCGACCGATACGACTCGGAGGGCATGCGTATTCATCACGTTCGTGATGAGACTACAGCGAAACCGAAGGCCGCGCACCGTCTATCGGCACAGGTGGCGTAGACATGGCTGCGCTCGCCCAACAGGAGAACAAAGGCCCGGCAGTCGCCGACCAGGTTCTGGACCTTCCTCTCGGTCAGATCGCGCTCGGCGACCGGCTGCGCCCCATCGATCCGGTGTGGGCTGCGGCCCTCGGGCAGATCATGAGTGTCGAGGGGCAGAAGGACCCGATCAAGGTCACTCGCCTGCCAGGCCGATGCGACTATGTCCTCGTCACCGGCGGACACCGGCTTAGTGGCGCCCAGCTCCAGGGCTGGGCGACGATCAAAGCGATCGTGGTCAGCGCGGACGCCTCAGAGCGGCGCATCACCGAGATATCCGAGAACCTCTGGCGCAAGGGGCTGGACCCTATCGACCGCGCCACCTTCCTCGCCGACCTGGTCGCCGAGCTTAAGGCCCGCGCGGGCGTCGGCGACGCCACGGCGCAGTCGATCGCCGCGAATGCGCGCTGGTCGAAGGTCATCGCAGAGGCGGCGAGCGATGCGTCGGACACGATGTCCGGCGCATACGGATGGACCGCCGAGGTCGCGGCTCAGATCGGCCTCAACGAGCGCACCGTCCGCCGCGACTTGGAACTTCACCGTGGATTGAAGCCCGACGTGGTCGCCGGCCTGCGCGGCCATCCCGTGAGCAGGAACGCGGGGCAGCTTCGCGCCCTCGCACGCCTCTCGGACGCCGACCAGCGCGCGGTGCTGAAGCTCCTGCAAGACGGCGCCGCCAAGGGTGTCACCGACGCGCTCGGCCTGCTCAATCAGAAGCCCAAGGCCTCGCCCGCGGCGAAGCGCCTGTCGGCCTTCATCGGCAACTTCGAGCGCATGGAAGGTCCGGAGAAGAGGGCCGCGTTGCGCACCCTGCAGAGCCTGAAGCTGCCCCGCGGCGTCAGGATCGTGTTGGACGGTGACGCCGATGCATAACGGCATCCCCGATCATCTCGTCGAAGTCACGAAGGAGATCGAGGCCGAGGTCGCCCGCCGCCTCGGCGACCAGGCCGACGGTCGTCTGCAGGAACGCCTGCGTCTCTTCGGCCTCTACGTTGCCGCAGGGGCCGAGCTTATCGCTGACGAGGTCGGTCCTGTCGCCGCGAGCGCGGTCCTGACTGCCTATTCCGACACAATGCTGGCGCGGGAAGCGGCGGCTATCGGCCGTCGCGGTCGCGAGGCCGCCCAACGTCTTCTGGACGGCGCCGCATGACGAAACGCCGGCCCTCCCTTTCCGCTGATCAGCTCGCCTTCACCTTCGACGCGCCCATGGCGGCCGTCGAGGAAGGCGCGCTGCGCGATCTGGAGCGCCAGGTGTCCTCTGCGGTCGGCACGATCCTGACGATGCATCCGGGCTCGCGGTTCGAGGTCGCCGGCGGCGTCAGCGCGCTGCTCGATACGGACGTCTCGAAGTCGATGCTCGACGCCTACTCGGCCGAGGCGAAGGACACCCACAACATCTCAGTCGCGCGGTTCCTCGCGCTGGTCGTCGTCACTCAACGCTTCGACGTGCTCGACGCCATCCTGCGCCAGATCGGCTGCGGCGTCCTCGTCGGCGAAGAAATCCACCTGGCGGAGCTGGGCCACATCATGGCCCAGGAGCGCGCTCTCAAGCAGCGCCGCCGCCAGCTCGAAACGATCACTCAACCTTTGAAGCGGGGCGCAAGGCGATGATGGCGTCGGGGGGCGCGAAGGTGTGGTTCACCGCCCAGGAGCTGGCCGACCTCGGCCTGCCCGGGCTGTCCAAGGCCAAGCGCAAGATCAACGAGACGGCGGCGGCGGCGCGGTGGGCGCTGAAGGTCGACGGCGAAGGGATGCCGCTGGCTCGCCCGCGCGCCGGCCGAGGCGGCGGCGTCGAATATCACCTGTCGGTGCTGCCTGCGGCGGCTCAGCTGGAGCTGGTCAAGCGCGGCATCGCCGGCCCCGGGCCATCCGAGCCGACGGCCCCGCCGGCATCGGTCGCGGGTCAACTGTGGTCATGGTTCGACAACCAGCCTCAGAAGACGAAGGACGAGGCCGCCTTTCGCTTGAAGGTGCTCGGCGAGGTCGAGGCCCTGACGGCTACGGGCCTCACCGCCACCGCCGCGATCGCGGTCGTCGCAGCCAAGAACGACTGCGCTTCGTCCAGCATTTGGGGCTGGACCAAGCTGATCAAGGGCGTGGCGCCGGCCGATCGGCTGCCGCACCTCGCGCCGCGCCGCGTCGGCGGCGGCGCCGAGGCCGTCATCGACGAGGGCGCCTGGCAGTTTCTCATCTCGGACTATCTGCGCCCCTCGGCGCCGACCTTCGCCAGCTGCTACGCGCGCCTGCTCGAAGACTACGCCAAGCCGCGAGGCCTCTCGGTGCCGTCGTCGAAGACGCTGCAGCGCAAGCTGGAGCGCGAAGTGGACGGCCGCCTGGTCATCGCGAAGCGCAGCGGTCAGGACGCCCTGCGCGCCACCGTGCCCTATCAGCAGCGGACGGTCGCCGACCTCTCGGCGCTGGAGCTGGTCAACATCGACGGTCACCGCTGGGACGTCTTCGTCCAGGGCGAGAACGGCGCGAAGCCCTACCGCCCGACCATGGTGGCGATCCAGGACGTCTACAGCCGGAAGATCCTCGCCTGGCGCGTCGGCGAAACGGAGTCGGCGGTGCTGACCCGTCTGGCCTTCGCTGACCTCTTCCGCAAGTGGGGCATCCCGGCCGGCTGCCTGATGGACAACGGCCGCGCCTTCGCGTCGAAGTGGATCACCGGCGGCGCGACGAGCCGCTTCCGGTTCAAGATCAGGCCCGAGGAGCCCACGGGGCTCCTGACCTCGCTCGGCATCAAAATCCACTGGGCGCTGCCCTTCAGGGGCTCCTCAAAGCCCATTGAGCGCGCCTTCAGGGACCTCTGCGACAGCGTCGCCAAGCACCCAGCCTTCGAGGGCGCCTACACGGGCAACCGGCCGGACGCGAAGCCCGAGAACTACGGCAGCAAGGCCGTACCGCTGGACGTGTTCCTGGCCGTCGCCGCCAAGGGCATCGAGGCGCACAACGCCAAGGTCGGCCGTCGCACCGAGATGGCCCGCAACGGCGAAAGCTTCGACCAGGTGTTCGAGGCCTCCTACACAAGGTCGCCGGTTCGCAAGGCGACGCCCGAGCAGCTGCGCCTGGCGCTGCTGACCGCCGACACCGTCACCACCAACCGCAAGTCCGGCGAGATCAGCCTCTACGGCAACCGCTATTGGTGCGACGCCCTCTACGAGACCGCCGGCGAGCGGGTGATCGTCCGCTTCGATCCCGACGCGCTGCAGAGCGAGGTCCACGTCTATCGCGCCAGCGGCGAGTTCCTGGCGACCGCGCCCGTCATCGCGGCCGTGGGCTTCATGGACGCCGGCGCCGCCAAGGCCCGCGCCCGTCAGGAGGCCGAGGTCAAGAAGCGGGCCAAGGCGCTAGAAGATGCGCAGAACCTGCTGTCGGCCCAGCAGCTGGCGGACCTCATCCCCAACACCATCGACGAAGACGAGCCAACGCCGCCCAGCGTCATCCGGCCGGTCAAGGCCCGCGGCGTCGCCGTCGCCCAGGCGACCGCGGCCAAGCCGCAGCGCGCGCCCGTCGTCGACCGATTGATCGATTTTTCGGCCCCTGAGCCGGTCGCGAGGCCGTCGCTCACCGTCCTCGACGGCGGGGTCAAATGAAAACGGCCGCGAGGATCGCACCCCTCGCGGCCGCCAACCGGGCCTTGGCCCAAGTCTGAGCAGGAGTTTGGTACCATGAATATCGATCGGGGCAAGACAGCCTTCGAACCGCAGGAGCGGGAGGCGTTACGCGACCAGCTGCGCGCCTACAAGGAAAGCACCGGCCTGACGTGGCTGCAGATCGGCCAGAAGGCCGGCATGAACGGCAGCACCCTGTCGGCCCTCGCCAGCCAGAACGTCGACCTGGCGAGCTACAGCAACGACAAGTTCGCCTCGCTGCATCGGTTCTTCCTCTCGGCGCAAACCCTGGCCGAGATCGACGACCAGGCGGTCACGGTGCCCGCCTTCCAGATGACGAAGACCGCCAAGCGGATCATCAACCTCTGCAACTGGGCGCGGCGCGGCAACATCGTCGCGATCATCGGCGATCCGGGCAACGGCAAGACCGCCGCCCTGAAGCAATACTGCGCGGCGACGCCGAACGCCTACCGGATCACGGCCTCGCCTTCGACCAGCACCAACTTCGCCATCCTGCGCGCCGTCGAGGGCGCCCTGCAGGGCTCGCCTTACATGAACAGCAGCCGCTCGAACCGCGCGATCAGCGGCGTGATCCGCGCCCGCCTGCTCGACGCCCAAGGGGTGCTGGTGATCGACGAGGCCCAGTGGTGCTCCGAGGGCGCACTCGAAGAGCTGCGGGCCATCCATGACGAAACCGGCTGCGGTCTTGTCCTGGCCGGCAATCGCGAGGTGCTGACCCGCCTCGAAGGCAAACAGCGCGCCGCGGCCTACGCCCAACTCTTCAGCCGCATCTCCTTCCGCCACGTCATCGAGCGGCCCGAGCCCGAGGACGTCAACACCCTCCTAGACGCCTGGAACGTCACCAACCCGAAGGAGCGGGATTACCTCGCCCGGATCGCGTCCCGGCCCGGCGGTGGCGGCCTGCGCCAGATGTCCAAGGTGCTGGAGCTGGCGAGCATCACCGCCCTCGGCGAGGGCGACCTCGAAGGCCGCTGCCTGACCCATGTCGAGGACGCCGCGGCTCAACTCAACACCCGTCTCGCGGCCTGAAGGAGGGGACGATGACACAACTCAACATCACCGCCGATATGCGCAAAGCGCTGCGGTCCCTTCGCTCGCGCGCCGCGTCGGACACCCTGACGCCGGAAGTCTTCGAGCGCCTCACGAACGAGCTGTGGGACCTGGTCGGCACCGCCGAAAGCTACCTGCAGCACGCGACTATCATCGACCCGCCCGAGGAAGAGTTCGAGGTCACGGTGGCCGGCATCCAGTACGCCGGCGCCGCCGCCGAGGCCGCCCGCCGCGCCCGCCAGTTCCGCGTGATCGACGGAGGGCGGACGCAATGAGCGAGCAAGCCCATAGCCCCGCGCCCTTCCGCTTGGAGAGCCACCCGACCTGTCATCGCGTGGTTGACGCCTTCGGCGACACCTGCGCGGCGCTGGCGTCATGCACCGGCGACCATTCCCGCGAAGAGCAGCTGGCGAACGCCCAACTGTTCACCGCGTCGCCCAAGCTCCTCGCCGAGCTGAAGGCGATTGTCGATCGGGCTGATCCGATGAGCCGCAGCCCGCACTATGACGCGGCGCGGCGCGCAATCGCTGAAGCGGAGGGCCGGCTTTGATCCGGCTGCCGCCCATCATCCGTGAGCTTTTCAGGGGCGACGAGCCGGCCGTCGTGGTTCGGCGCGGCCCTGAAAGCTTCCAGGACGCCCAACGCAGCGCCGCGCGCGCGGCCTACCTGTCCGACCTCAAATCAACTGCCGGCGCTCCGGCGCGGCCTGTCCATGGAGATACCCAGTGAGCCAATCAAAGACCCTCTCGGCGACCGCCTATTCGGCGCTCGTCGGCCTCGCCACCCGCGTCAGCGATTTCAAGGGCGAGCTTACGGAGACCGAGCTGCACGATCTGCGCTGCCAAGCGCGTGAGGCGCTCCACCTGTTGCCGTCCGACAAGGCCTTCGGCCAGGAGGCGGAGATCCACGGCAAGATGATGGCCCTGCGGAACGGCAAGGGTCACCTGGTGCCCGTCGACCAGGTCAAGGCCGAGCACCTGCTCGAAGACCAGGTCGTGCGGAAAGCCTTCCACTACGCCGCCGAGCTGTCGGCGCAGATCTCGCGCTTCAAGGGCTACACCCTGGCGGAGATCGCCGGCTTCCTCGACCTTCTCGCCCAGCAGTACGGCGTCAAGCCGAGCGCGAAGGGCAACGTCACGCTGATGTCCTACGACCAGCTGCTGAAGGTGCAGCTGAAGATCGCGCAGCTGTTCGACTTCGGTCCCGAGCTGCAGGCGGCGAAGGCGCTCTTCGACGAGTGCCTGGTCGAGTGGGGCCAGGAGAGCCGGCCCGAGCTGTTTTCGGTCGTCCAGGACGCCTTCAACGTCGACAGCGCCGGCAAGATTAACCGCTCCAGCCTCTTCGCCCTGATGCGCCTGCAGATCGACGACGAGCGCTGGCAGCGGGCCATGGCGGCCCTGCGCGACTCCATGCGGCCAGTCGGCTCCAAGGAGTACGTCAACTTCTATCGCCGCGAGTCCCTGACGGCGAAGTGGGAGGCCGTCACGATCGACGTGGCGGCGGCCTGATGACGCCGGCACAAGCATCCCTCCTCGATGACGCTCGCGAGATCTGGCCGATCGGCAGCGAGCACCTCTCGGACTTCGAGAACGCGCTGATCTCGGCGCTCATCATGCGGCGCGAGACCTTCGGGGCGCACGCCGTCATGAGCGCCGCCGAGGAAGCCGTCCTCGACGAGGCCTTTGTCGCGATGTGCGCCGGCATCAGGGCCGGCTTCAAGCCGCTCCCCGTGGCGGTCCTAGCTGCCCTTCCGGCCGTCTCGTGGGCCCAGCCCGCGATCCGGAAGTACGTGGACGCTCTGCACTGCATGGCGGGTGCCGATGCCCGTCGCCAAGCCGAGCGCGCCTGATGATCCTGGTGCGTAACGTCATCGCTGCGACGGCCGCGCACGCGGGGCTGGAGCCGGCGGACCTCATCGGTCGCAGCCGGCTCGCCCCGATCGTGCGTGTGCGCCAGCGTGCGATGTACGTCACGCGCCAGGTGCGGCCCGACGCCAGCCTTCCGCTCGTCGGCCGCATCCTGGGCGGGCGCGATCACACCACCATCCTGCACGGCATCCGGCGCACCGAGGCTCGCCTGCAGGCCAAAGACAACTTCGAGATTTCCGCCGTCGCAGAGCTTTGCGACCGGCTGCGCGCGGCCGAGCTGACCGACGAGGTCCTGGTCGCGCTTCACCGCGAGGAAGTCGCCCTTCTGGAGCGCCTGGAGGCGATCCGCAGCGAGCGACGCGCACGCTTCGACGAACTGGATCAACGGGGGTGGGCGTCATGAAGACGCGACGCGCGAAACGCACGACCTATGAGCGGGCCTGGTCGCCATCGTTCAGGGAACTCTTCGACCTGGCGTCCGCCGACTGGACGCCGCCGGCGACGGTGCGCATCACACACTCGAGCCGACGCCTGACCATGCGCGCGATCTTCAAGACGCCGGCTGGGACCGTCGTCACCGCGACCTCGCGCTGCGCCCGCATCGGCGACACCTGGTTTGCGGACAGCGAGCAGCTCTCGATCACCGCCACGATCACCGGCGGTGCGGCATGAGCTGGACCGACGAAATGAAGGCGTTCGCCACCGAGAAGTGGCTGGACGGTTGGTCGACCAGCCAAGTCGCCTTGGCGCTCAATCGCCAAAACCCGGGCGCGGGTATCTCGCGGAACGCCGTCATCGGCATGCTGCATCGTGCCGGCATCAAGCGCGGCCAGGTGAGCGCACCGCCGCCGCGCGCCACCAAGGTCAAGCCCAAGCCTAGGGCACCGCGGGTCGTGCGCGTGAAGGAACTGGCGTCCTCGACGGCGCTGACCATGCCGGCCTCGATGGTCACCGACGCGCCGTTGCGCCTGGTTGGCGGCGGCCGCGCCTGGCCCGAGCCCAAGACGGCGGTCGCGCTGCTCGATCTGAAGTCCTCCAGCTGCCGCTTCCCGGTCGGGATCGCCACGGGCGCCGACCAGCGTTTCTGCGGCTCGGTCAAGGCCGAGGGCGACAGCTACTGCGCCGGCTGCCGAGCCCGCATGCGGCCGAAGACGCCGGCGCGCCCCGCCCCTGTTCTCAACCGGAAACTTGGAGCCTGGACATGATCGATCCCATCACCGCCATCCCCGCGCCCGAAGAGATCGACGCGCCGACCTCGGCCGCCCATCCCGGGCCGACGCCGCCGGCAGCGCCCGCGCCGACCAGCGGCCGCGACGACTATGACGCCGCGGTCAAGATGAACATGCTGATGCCGGGCGAGCCGTGGTTCCTGGTGAAGGGCCACGACCCGGCCTTCGCCGCGGCGGTACGCGCCTATGCGGCCGAAATCCACCGCCTGGGCGGGCCGCTGGAAAACGTCGAGAGCGCCCTGCAGCTCGCCGACAAGGGCGAGCGCTTCGAGCCGAAGCGGATGCCCGACAGCGTCCGCGAGCACGACCACGAGCGCAAGCAGCTGCGGTACCAGCTAAGCCAGCGCCTGAGGTTCACGAGCCTGGTCGCCCAGCTTCCGCCCGGTGCTCAGCATGCGGACGTCGCGCGTGACCTTCTGAAGGTCGCTAAGGCCGGCCTGAAGGCGATGGAGCGCGATCTCCGCTGCACCCTGGAAAGCGGGTGCCTGCTCGATCCCGCCACCCACGAGCCGAGGCGCGAAACTCTCGACGAGGTGTTCGAGGCCGAGGTCGCCGCCCTGGAGGCGTACATCGAGTGGGCGCGGTCGTTCATTGCCTTGGCGGAAGGACAATTCTGATGGCCCGCCTCATCCTTCAGCGTACCGCCGCCGTGGTCGTCGGCGTGTTGGTCATCGGGGCCTTCGTCTCGTGGGGGCTGTCATGAGCGCCGCCCGCAAGCATCGCGCGCCGGTCAGCGACGCCCGCCGCGCCGCGATCGCGAAGGTCAAGATCGCGCAGAAGGAACTCGGCCTCGATGACGACACATATCGTGACGTCCTGGAGGCGGTGACCGGCAAGCGCAGCGCGGCCGACTGCACTGACGCCCAGCTCGCCCGCGTGCTGGAGCACTTCGCGTCGAAGGGGTTCAAAGCCAAGTCCTCGACGAAGGGCGCGGCCGATCACCCGGCGGCCAAGAAGGCGCGGGCGCTGTGGATCTCGCTGCACCAGCTGGGCGCCGTGCGCGACCCGTCCGAGCGGGCGCTCGAAGCCTTCGCCCGGCGGCAGCTCGGTTGCGCGCGGCTGCAATGGGCCGACCAGGGTCTGACCTACAAGCTGATCGAGGCGCTGAAGGCCATGGCCGAACGCAGCGGCTGGTCGCAAGCCGACCGCGAGGACGACGAACCGGTCGTGGTTCTGAAGCGCAGCCTCATCCGCGCCCAGGCGCGCAAGCTCGGCGAGGACGCGCCGATCCTCTTCGGCCTGGTCGAGGCGGACCTTGACGCCATCATCCAGGCGCTGGCGGTCCGCATTCGCCTGCCGAAGGGGGCCTGACCATGGCGGACGGCTCCCACACCTCGGCCGAGATCATGGCGCGGGCGTCCAGCCAGGGCCAATGGGTCGTGCCTGTCGAGATCGCGCTCGCCCTGCCGACCAGCTCGCTGGTGCGCGACGTCGTCGCCCGCCGGGCGGCGCGCGATGGGAGCGTGCAGCCGAAGGCGACGATCTTCGCGCGCGGCGACCGCTACTTCGCAATCGTCAAGTTCGGGGGCAGCGATGACTGGCTGCTCTTTCCCATCGACGTGTGGCTGCGCCCCTGATGCCCGCGCCTCGCCTACCGGAGCCCGACCTCTTCGCCGCCGCCGCGGCCGAGGAAGCGCGCCTGGTTGTCGAGGCGGCCGAGCAGCGCCGGCTGGAGGCGCTGCGAAGCGTCAGGCTCGCGCCGATCGGCGAGACCACCACTCGCCGTCAGCGCGCCATCGAGGCGACGGCCGCCGCGCTCGCGGCGGAGATCCTCGCGGCCAAATCGGGGTCCTGCTGATGCGCCCCGACGCCCACGTCACCATCGAAGTCATCGGCGCCCTGATCGGCATGGAGGAGGCGGCCGAGCTGAGCCGCTGCCTGGGCGGCCGGCGCATCTATATCCCCAAGACGGTCGGACCGGCGCACCCGCTGGCGGCATGCATCGGCATCGAGGCCGCCCAGCGCCTGGCCGACGAGTACGCCGGCGCTCACCTGGAGCTGCCCTTGACGCTCGGCAAGCGGCGCCAGATTGTCGCGCTCGCAGAACAGGGCCTCGGCCCGACGAAGATTCGCGAAAAGGTCGGCTGCAGCCGCCGGCTCGTGTTCAAGGTGCTCGCCGAAGAGCGCCGTGGTGGCAAGGCCCGCCCTTCAGACCAGCTGACCCTGCTCTAAGAGACCGCTCAGGGTGCACCCGTGCACCCTGAAACCACGTCCCGGCTGGAGCCTAATCTCGACGCCTTACGGGGCGTCATTCCATGTGGACCTATCACCAATCCAGCGGGTCGCTGACCCGCCTCGGCGAGCAGATCGCCACCGGCTATTCGGGGCGCGATCCCTACAAGAACGATCCCAAGGCGGAAACGCGCAAGGCCGAGGGTCCGATCCCTCGCGGTCGATGGTCGATCGTCCGCAAGTACGACAGCAAGCGCGTCGGTCCTTACGCCCTGGAGCTGCGCCCGGTCGGGCATGACGCCCACGGCCGTTCCGCCTTCCTCATCCACGGCGACAGCATCCGCGCGCCGGGCACGGCCAGCAGCGGCTGCATCATCCTGGCCAAACCGGTCCGCCAGCGCATCTGGACGAGCGGCGACCGCGAGCTGGAGGTGGTCGAGTGAAGACCGACCTTTCCGCGACCGAGCTGGCCGAGGCGGCGGTCAAGATCGCCGAACGCGCCGCCCTGCAGTGGTCGTCGTTCGGCAAGTTCTGGCGTGGCGCCTGGCGGGCTACGGCCGGCTGGGCGCTGGTCGGCACGATCATCGTCAACGGCATGGTCCTGCCGCTCGCTCGCCTCTTCGGCTTCAAGGGCGAGCCGCTCGACTGGGCCGCCCTCGGGGCGTTCCTGGTCGCCTTCGTCGCGCTGGTGAAGTACCGCCACGACGACCTGAAGAACGGGCTGACGTCATGAAGCGCCAGCTCTCCGAACGCGTCACTGACTGGGCGCTGAAGGCGCTCTTTGCGGCAGCTGCGGCGGCGCTGGTGCTCTTCGGTTTCGCTCTCACCTTCGGCGGGGCCGTCGTCTTCGGTCTCGGCTGGGCGGTGGTCATCGCGATCGCCATGGCCGGTCTCGCGTGGATCTGGGCAGGGTCGAGCGCCGACGCCGAGTCCGCCTACGTCTGGCTGTGGGTCATGGTGCTTGGCGGCGGCGGTCTGGCGCTCGGCCTCGTTGGCGCCATCTTCAACCTCGTCTTCCGGGCGGTGCTGTGATGCGGCTGGAAGCTACCCTGCAGCTGGGCGCTCTGCTGCTCGTCGTCTCGCTGATCGCCGCGCTCGGCGTCCAGACCAAGCGCGCCGAGAGGTACCAGGCGCTCGACGTGCGTCATAAGGCCTGCGTCGCCGCCATCAAGAGCGGGCCGGAGGGCGCGCCGGCGGCTGCTGGCGTCTGCGACCTGGCGATCGCCTCGGTGAACGCCGTGGCCCTGCGCTCGACCGCCTGCGACCAGGCGCTCGATGCCAAGCCCCTCAACCTCTACGGCGCGCGAGCGAGCTGCTCGGCGCCCGTCAAGCAGCTGCAGGCCGACAGGGACGCCCAGGCGGCCAACGTCGCCGACCTGAAGCTGCAACTTGCCACCGAGCGCAACGGCCGCGCCGCCGCCATCAGCCGCGCCCAGGCCGCCGCCACCACCGAAGCCGAAAGGAAAGCCCGTGCCGCTGCAGCCGTCAAAGCTGCGCCGCGCGACGGTGCTGGTCTCCTCGTTTGCGATGCTCAGTGCATGCGCGACCGCTGGGGCCAGGCCGACGCCGTCGCCCGCCCCTGACCCCGTTATTGAGGTCAGGACGCAGACGCGGGTCGTCTGTCCAGACGACCTCTATCGCGATCTGCCCATCGCCCCCGCCGCTCCCCCGGCGGGGGCGATCATCCAGCACAACGACGCCGGCGGCGTGTGGCTTGACGCGCGCATGAACCGCGGCGCGGCGGCCGAGCAGATTGTCGCCGACGCCAAGGCCGCGTGCGCCCATGGATGACGCCGACCTCGCCCAGGCGCGCATCGAGCGCGAACGCGAGCAGGCCGTCGCGGCCGTCCAGGCGCTGAGCGCCGGCGAGGGCCAGGACGATTGCATCACCTGCGCGGACCCGATCGAGGAGGCGCGCCGCAAAGCGGTCCCCTCGGCCAGGCGCTGCATCACCTGCCAGGAGGCGGCCGAGCGCCGCAGCCGAATGACCCGAGTTGGAGTGACCGCGTGAGCCCAGAAATGATACCGATCATCTGTGCGGTGATCTCGACGGGCTGCGCCGTCTTTGTGGCGTTCCGGACCGGCCGCTGGCGCGAGACCGACGACGCCAAGGTCATCGCGGCCCGATTCCAGAAGATTGAGGGCCGGCTCGACATCATCGAGACGAAGCAGCTGGAGCTGCCGTCGAAGGCGGACCTCGCCAAGCTCGAAGGCTCGATCAACCTGGTCAAGGAATTGGTCGAGCGGTCCGAGCGCGGCATCGACCGCATCGAATCCTACATGCTCAACCACGGGAAAGCGTGATGACCGCCTACGCCGAAGCCCTAGCGGCGAACCGCCGCCTCTGCATCCTGAAGCTGCTGGTCGAGGCCCGCGGATCTTCCAACGAAAGCGTCCTGCAGCTGGGCCTTGAGCAGCTCGGCCATCGCGCCGGCCTCGACCGGCCCTATGTGCGCGAGCAGCTGCGATTCCTGGAGACGGCCGGCTGCATCCGGATCGAGTTCTTCCAGGACAAGGTCATGGTCGCCTACCTGACCGAACGCGGCGCGTCGGTGGCTAGTGGCGTGATCCCCTGTGATGGTGTCGCGGCCCCCGGTTTCGGGGACTGACAGCATGCGCAGGCCGTCCTCCATCGACCGACTGCCCAAAGAGGTTCGCGAGGCGATCGGACGCCTGCGCGAGGGCGGAAGCACGATCGACGAGATCCTCGCCCATCTCCATCAGATGGAGGCTGCGGTCTCGCGCTCGGCGCTCGGCCGCCACGTCAAGTCGCTCGACGAGATCGGCGAGCGCATGCGTCGGTCGAGGGCGATGGCCGAGGCGCTGACAGACAAGTTTGGCCAGGACCCCGACAATCGGGTCGCGCGCGTGAACCTCGAACTTTTGCATGGTCTCGTCTTCGAAACGCTGACGGCTGGAGCGTCAGCTGATGAAGAAAACAACGGCGAGGGCGCGCCTTTAGTTCTCGACCCGCAGAGCGCCAAGCTGCTGTCCGAGACCCTGCGCAACCTCGCCACGGCGCAAAAGAGCGACGCCGACCGCATGATCGTCGCGCGCCGCGAGGCGGCCAAGGAAGCCGCCAAGGCGGTCGACGAGGTCGCGGCCAACGGTGAGCGGGGCTTGTCGGCCGACACGGTCGAGCTGATCAAACAGCGCATCCTCGGGATCGGCAAATGACCGATGCGCAGACTGACATGGTGGTGGCGCTGCAGGCGGCTTCGATCCTGCCCGGGTCGTGGGACCGCAGGTTTGTGCGCTCGCTTGCCCGCCTGCCGGTGGGCTCCGAGCTGAGCGCGCGGCAGGACGCGAACCTGCGGCGGATGGTGCGTCGCTACCATCGCCAGATCCCGCCGGCCGTTGTCCAGCTCGCCGGGTACGCCTGATGGCTTACGACGCCGGTCTTACCGAGGAGGAGTGGGCGAAGTTCCGCCGCGAGTCGACGCAGGCCCTGCCGGCGGCGTTGGGCGGCATGGATCTGCCCGACATCCTCATGCCGAGCCAGAAGCGGCTCCTGGAGGCGACGGCGTCCAGCCAGATGGTCGTCTCCGACAAGAGTCGGCGGATCGGCTTCACCTGGGCGGTGTCGGCCGACGCCGTCCTGACCGCCGGCGCGACCAAGGCCGCCGGCGGCATGGACGTCTTCTACATCGGCTACAACCTCGAAATGGCGCGCGAGTTCATCGACACCTGCGCCATGTGGGCGAAGGCCTTCATGCCGGCCTGCACTGCGGTCGGAGAGGTCATCTTCACCGACTCGATCGGCGGCGAGCCCGACAAGCACATCCAGGCTTTCCGGATCGCCTTCGCCTCGGGCTTCGAGATCGTCGCCCTGTCATCGCGGCCGCGCTCTCTGCGCGGTCGCCAGGGCTATGTCATCCTCGACGAGTTCGCCTTCCACGACGGCCCTGACGAGCTGCTGAAGGCGGCGATGGCGCTCCTCATCTGGGGCGGCAAGGTGCTGGTGATCTCGACCCACAACGGCGTCGACAACCCGTTCAACAAGCTCCTGGAGGAGATCAGGGCGGGCAAGCGGCCGGGCGAGATTGTCCGCTGCACCTTCGACCAGGCGCTCGACGAGGGCCTCTATCAGCGCATCTGCCTGATCAAGGGCGAGACGTGGACGCCCGAGGCCGAGGCCAAGTTCCGGGCCGGCATCCGCGCCAACTACGGCGCCGGCGCGGCCGAGGAGTTGGACTGCATCCCGAGCCAGGGCACCGGCGTCTATCTGACCCGCGCCCTGATCGAGGCGGCCGCGATCGAGGACGGGCCCGTGCTGCGCCTGCATTGCCCGGTCGGCTTCGAGCTGAAGTCGGCGATGGAGCGCGAGGCCTACGTCGAGGCCTGGCTGGAACAGAACGTTCTGCCCGAGCTGAAGAAGCTCGACCCGCGCCTACGCCACTACTTCGGGTCGGACTTCGCGCGGTCGGGCGACGTCTCCGGCATGGCGCCCGGGTTCGTCGATCGCACCCTGCGCCTGCGCAGCCCTTTCGTGATCGAGATGCGCAACGTGCCGCACGAACAACAGCGCCAGGTGTTCTTCTACACCATCGACCGCCTGCCGCGGTTCACCGCCGGCAAAATGGACGCGCGCGGCAACGGCTCCTACCTGGCCGAGGTCGTCATGCAGGAATACGGCGCCAGCCGGATCGAGGGCGTGATGCCCTCGCAGCCCTGGTACCTCGACAATATGCCGAAGCTGAAGGCGGCCTATGAGGACCGCACCTTCAGCCACGTGCGCCACGTCGACATCGTCGACGACGTGCGCCAGATCCAGCTGGTGCGCGGCGTGCCCATGGTGCCGCCCGACGTGAAGACCAAGGGCTCGGACGGCCTCAACCGCCATGGCGACTTCGGCGTCGCCTTCTGCATGCTCCATGCGGCCTCGCGATCCGAGGCGTCGGAGTACGCCTATCACGCGGTGCGCAAGGGCCGGGCGGTGAGCGCTGCCGACGACGACTTCGACAACCGATACGGCGGCGCCTTCGCCGACCGTGGCGGCGCATCCGTCGCCGCCCAGCTGCGTGACAGGAGTGCTTTCTGATGGCCGGGCTCGTCGACCAGTGGGGCAAGCCGATCGACTTCGGCCGGCTGAAAGAACGCAAGGCAGGGGCCGACCTGATGGGCGTCCGCTCGCCGATCAGCGGCCGCGCCGCCGATGGCCTCGATCCTGTCCGCCTGGCGGGCATCTTGCGCGGCGCCGAGAGCGGCGATCCGACCCGGTACCTCGAACTCGCCGAGCAGATGGAGGAGCGCTATCTGCACTACCTGTCTGTCCTGGGCACCCGTAAGCGCGCGGTCGCCCAGCTCGACATCACGATCGAGGCGGCGTCGGCCGACAAGGAAGACGAGAAGATCGCCGACTTCGTCCGCGAGTGGGTCGATCGCGACGACCTCGAACTCGAAGTCTTCGATATGCTCGACGCTGTCGGCAAGGGCTTCAGCGTCACCGAGATCGTTTGGGACGTCTCGGGCAACACCTGGCTGCCCAAGCACCTGTGCTGGGTCGATCCGCGCTGGATCGAGTTCGACCAGGCGGATCTGCGCACCCCGCTGCTGAAGACGATCGATGGCCCGCAGGCGCTCGCGCCCTATGGCTTCATCGTGCATGAGCACAAGGCCAAGTCGGGCCTCGCGATCCGGGGCGGCCTCGCCCGCGCGGCCTCTTGGAGCTACCTCTTCCAAAGCTTCGCGATCAAGGACTGGGTCGCCTTCGCCGAGGTCTACGGCCTGCCGCTGAGGATCGGCCGCTACGACAGCGGCGAGACCGACGCCAACATCCGCACGCTGCTGCGAGCCGTCGCCGGCATCAGCTCGGACGCGGCGGCCGTCATTCCCAAGTCGATGGAGATCGAGTTCCAGAACAGCGACAAGGGCGGCAGCTCATCCCTTTTCGACACGCTGTGCGCCTACCTTGATCGCCAAGTCTCGAAGGCAGTCATCGGCCAGACGGCGACGACTGACGCCGACACCGGCGGCATGGGCTCGGGCAAAGAGCACGGCGACGTGCGCGATGACATCCGCGACGCGGACGCCAAGCTCCTGGCCGCCACCCTCACGCGTGACTGCATCGCCCCGATCGCCCGGTTGAACTTCGGCCAGGACGTCAAGGCGCCGCGCCTGAAGATTGGGGTCGCCGAGAGCTGGGACGCCGAGAAGATGATGCCGGTCGTCCGCGACTTCGTGGCCATGGGCGGCAAGGTTGGCATGAAGGACGTCCGCGACAAGATCGGTCTGCCCGAGCCGAAGGCTGAAGAGGAGCTTCTCGCCGCCCCGCAGGTCGCCTCGACCGCGCCAGAAGAAAACGCCCAGGACGCCCCCACGGGACCCGATCAGGGGCGACGACAGCCGGACGCACCCCCGAAGGCCCCTGAGCGGGCTCTTAGAGCGCTTAAAGGGGGTGTTGAGGGCGAGGGGAAGGCCGCCGCGGCCGCCGTCGCCTCCGATGCGCCCGACGCGATCGACGACCTGGTCGAAGATATCCTCGATGGTTGGCAGCCGGTGGCCGACGACGTCGCCGCGTCGATCGACCAGGTCTTCGCCACCTGCAGCTCTGCCGCGGAGGCGCGCGGCCGGCTGACGGAGATCCTCGACGGTCTCGACACCACCCGGTTCGTCGCCGGCCTCGCCCGCGCGAGCTTCAACGCCCGCCTCGCCGGCACGACCGCCCAACCACTCGAAGACGGACAGGAAACCGAAGCATGACCACCTGCGCGGTCCAGGGACAGATCTACGCCAGCGACGGCTCGGCCATCGCCGTGATCGGCCGGCCGGCCACGATGACGCTCCGGCTCGAAAACCCTGAGGGCGGCTACCACGGCCTCGTTGGCCGCGTGTTCCGCCAGGTGGTGCTGGGCGCAGACAGCGCCGAGCTGGTCGTCGTCGCCGGCGCGGCCTACGACGCCGAGGGCGTCGAGTTCGTCATGACTGCCGACCAGGTCACGAGCCTATTGCCGGCGGACAGGCCCTCGATCGACCTCGTCCATACCATCGAGGAGATCACCGACGACGGCGCAGTCGAAGTCTTCACCCGCCGGTTCTCGGTCCGCCGCAAAGCGAGCGGCGCGCCGGCGGCGATCATCACCGTGGGCGGTGGGGATTGCGTGGTCGTCAGCTATGCCGGCGCGTCCGCGCCGAGCCCCTTCGCCGAGTGGCTGGCCAAGCCGGGCAACGACGGCAAGTCCTATGCGGACTTCCTCGCCTCGATCACCGGCAGCGAGGCCCTGGTCTCCCTTGGCGCGCTGAGCCTGACCGGCAGCAGCCTCCTGCATACCGACGCCCAGGGTGCGGCCAAGTTGTCTCCGCTCGGCGCGCCCGCTCTGGATTTCCTCGCTGGCCCGGATATCCCGAGCATGCGTGCGGTAATCGGCGCGGCGCCCCTTCATGACGCGGACCTCACCGGAGCGGCGAAGGCCGCCACGCCCGACCAGGCCGACGTCAGCCGCCGCCTCGTGACCACCGAGTGGGCCCGGCAGAACATCGACACGGCAGTCGCGCTGAAGGCCGACAAGGCGCGCGCCGTGACGGGCGCTGGCCTGGCGACGGGCGGCGGCGACCTCACCGCCGATCGCGTGATCACCGTGCCCGAGGCGAGCGAGGCGGAAGCTGTGGCCGGCGCAGCGTCCGACAAGGTGATGACCCCGCGCAGGACAAAGGCCGCGATCGACGCCGCGGCTGGGGCGGCCGCCAGCAAGACGCTAACCGTGACGGGCGCCGGCCTGGCGTCGGGCGGTGGCGACCTCACCGCCGACCGCGTGATCACCGTGACCGAAGCCAGCGACGCCGAAGCGCTGGCGGGCGCGGCCGCCGACAAGGCGATGACGCCGCGGCGGACCAAGGCCGCGGTTGACGCCGCGGTCGAGCCGAAGGCTGACAAGGCGCGCGCCGTCACGGGCGCTGGCCTGGCGACGGGCGGCGGCGACCTCACCGCCGACCGCGTGATCACCGTGACCGAAGCCAGCGACGCCGAAGCGCTGGCGGGCGCGGCCGCCGACAAGGCGATGACGCCGCGGCGGACCAAGGCCGCGGTTGACGCCGCGGTCGAGCCGAAGGCTGACAAGGCGCGCGCCGTCACGGGCGCTGGCCTGGCGACGGGCGGCGGCGACCTCACCGCCGACCGCGTGATCACCGTGACCGAGGCCAGCGACGCTGAAGCCCTGGCGGGCGAGGCGGCCGACAAGGTGATGACGCCGCGGCGGACCAAGGCGGCGATCGACGCCGCGGCAGCGCTGAAGGCGGACAAGGCCCGGGCCGTTACGGGCGGCGGCCTGGCGACGGGCGGCGGCGATCTCACCGCCGATCGCGTGATCACCGTGACCGAAGCCAGCGACGCTGAAGCCCTGGCGGGCGAGGCGGCTGACACGGTGATGACGCCCCGGCGGACCAAGGCGGCGGTCGACGCGGCGGTCGACCTGAAGGCAGACAAGGCTCGCGCGGTCACAGGCGGCGGCCTGGCATCGGGCGGTGGCGATCTCAGCGCCGATCGAGTCATCACCGTCACCGAGGCCAGCGATGCCGAGGCCCTTGCGGGGGCGGCGGCCGACACGGTGATGACGCCGCGGCGGACCAAGGCGGCGGTCGACGCCGCGGCCGCGCTGAAGGCTGACAAGACGCTCACCGTCACCGGAGGGGGCCTGGCGACGGGCGGCGGTGATTTGACCGCCGATCGCGTCATCACCGTGACCGAAGCGAGCGAGGCAGAAGTCCTGGCTGGCGCGGCCGCCGACAAGGTGATGACGCCGCGGCGCACGAAGATCGCAGTGGATGCCGTCCAGACTGCTCTGATCGGGGGCGCGCCAGTCGGCCTGCGAACCTTCGGTGAGATTTCGGCGGCGCTCAATGGCGACGCCAACTTCGCTGCGACCACGGCGGCGGCCTTGGCCGGGAAGATCTCCGCAGCCCGGTCGATTACGGCCGGCGGCCTAATCACAGGCGGCGGGGATCTGTCGGCCGACCGTACCCTCACGGTCAGCGAGGCGTCGGAGGCCGAGGCACTCGCCGGCGCGATCGGCGACAAGGCGATGACGCCGCGCCGGACCAAGGCTGCGGTCGATGCGGCGGTCAGCGAGCTGCAGGGCGCCGTCCAGGCAGTGTCGAACTCCCTGGGCGGCGACGTCAATTTTGTCGCCACTATGCAGGCTGCCCTGGCCGAGAAGGTCTCGACCTCGCGCGCCGTGATGGGGGCCGGCCTCGTCGCCGGCGGCGGCTCCCTTACGGCGGACCGGACCCTTACCGTGACGGAAGCCAGCGAGTTTGAGGCGCTCGCGGGGACGGCGGCGGACAAGGCCATGACCCCGCGGCGGACAAAGGCGGTCGTCGATGCCGCAGTCGTGACTCTGCAGGAGAGCCTTGACGAGCTGGCCGCATCTCAAAGCGGCGGCGTGATCGCGGCCGAGAGCTGGGCGGTTCTTGCTGCCTATCCGACAGGAGCCCGCGCGGCTGGCGACCAAGCCCGCGTGACTGGCGCGGATGCCGGCACCCATACTGATCCCGTCGCCGGCGGCACGGTCGCTAACCGGGGCATCTATCGGTGGTCGGTTTCGCCGGCCGGGTGGCGCCGGGTCGCGGACCTGGAGGCGGATGACGCCGCGGCCTCGGCAGCAACGGCCGCCGGCCACGCGGCCAGCGCCTTGGCGGCCGTCGCCCCTACGGCGATGCTGCCGGCCTGCGTCTCGAACTTCTACCCGTGCGATGAGGGCGCGGGGACCGCGCTTCGAGACGTTATCGGGGGCGCGCACGCTAGCACTACGACGGGAGCGGGCACTATCGCCTGGACGTCGATCGGCTCCCTGAAGCTGACCAACGCCTGGTTCAAGCTGCCCTCGATCGCCCACCGGTCGATCATCGCGGTGTTCCGCGCTCCGGACGGCATGAACACGGGCTACTACCTCTGCAATAAGGACGGGCTCGCCATCGGCCCGAGCTATGGCAACAGCCAGACCTCCATTCCGACCTTCAAGATGCTCTCAGGGTGGGGCATCCACCCGCTGACCAGGCGGATCGACGCCGGCGGCAGCGGGCCCTTCGAGCTGCGCGCCGGCGGGTGGATCATGCCCGCCCCAATCTTCCCCGCGACGGTGACGGGCACGCCGGTGATTGGCGCGGCCACTACAGGGGGTGCCGGCCCTGTCGGCGAGATGGAGCTGGTCGGGATCTACATCCTCAACGCGGTACCGACCGACGCGGATTTGCGCCGCATCCTGAACTTCGAGCGCGCACGCCTGCTGCCGCGCAAGATCTACCTCACCCCGTTCGACTGCCCGGAAAAGCGGGTGCTGTTCATTGCCAAGGGCGAGAGCACCGACGAGGGGACGTTCTACGCATCGGTGAACGCCGCGGTGTCCGGCAACGTCCTGACGGTGACTTCGGTGTCGGGCGGCTCGAAGCTGCTGCCCGGCCACGTCTTTCACAACGGCGTCCTCGCGGGCGTCAGGGTGCTTTCACAGCTTTCGGGAGCCGAGGGCGGTGCGGGAACCTATGAGCTGAGCGCCTCGGCCAGCTCCACGGCCGCGGCCTTTATCTTCTCGGGCCTCAGTATCGAGGCCCAGAACGGATTCAGCCAAACGACCTTCGTCAACGCGCGAAACTCGGGCAGCGCCACAGTCTACAACGCCTTCGCCCGTCTTTCGCATTTGCCCGGCTACCAGAACAACGTCCCGCCCAGCAGGCTCCTCTTCGCGCCGACAAGCGGCTGGGAGACAGGCTTCAAGAGAGTTCGCAACCTGCGGCCCGATGACGGCCGACGCTGTGATCTGCTGAAGGTGGCCCAGGGCTCGACTTTCCGCCTGCCTGGCGGCGACAACAACACGACCGCGACGACGAACTACACCAACGCCACTGGCGGCACGACCACGATCAGCGCCGGCTCTTCGCGCAACGTCGGCCTCATTCCCGGCTCGGCGTTGTTCTCGTCCCTTATCAGCCGAAACATCCATCGAGCAGAACAACACGGCCGCAACGCTGGCGTCGGTTACACGACGGTCATCGAGGTCACCAATGAGGGGCTCAACGACGCCTACATCGGCGATCAGGCCATCACCGACGACACGATGTACCTGGCGATGCTGGAGGCCGAGCGCACCCACACGATCAACGACACCGGGATATCCAACCCGCGCCAGATCTTCATCAAGCCGCACGACCCAACGGGCGTGGCCCCGGGAACGCTCGGCATCGATCCCGACTACCCGAACAACGCCGCCGGCGCGTCGAGGCTCACGGCCCTGCATCGCATTCAGGATGCGATCACCAACTTCGGCACCGCCCACCCCGGCAGCGTCGCGGTCCTGGACGGCAACAGCTTCAGCCTGAATGGCGCGGGCAACGACTGGATTCATCCGGACGCCGCCGGCTACGACGCGATGGGCGACGCCATCGATGCCACTGCTCGCACCGCGGGCTTCTACTCTGCCATCGTCGAGCCCCTCGCATGATGGCCGCAGCTGGAGAGACGATCGTGACCGCAGGCTTGCCCGCACCCTACACCTGGCTCCTGGGCATGCCGCTGCCCAAGACGGTCAACGAAGCCCTCTTGCTGATCGGCGCGGGCATGGCGCCCGCCGACTGGCTGCTACTCATCTGCGAGCGAGCTGGCAAGATCATCGTCGATCGCGAGCCGGTGGAAGCGGCCGGGAACGTGCTGCTCGTCGTCGATGCGACGACGGTCGAAGATCCCGGCGGCCGGACTGTTGTCGAAATGCGCCCACCCCACACGGCCCTGGCGCGCCGCCTTAAGCGCGGCCGGGTGTTCGATGCCGAGAAGGTGGGTGTGGAAACCACAGAGCCGGTGCTGGGCGACATCATCATCGCCGGCGCGCTGACAGGGCTCTATCTCGGCCAGGACGCGACCCACTATCACGTCCTGACCCACGACGGCGTCAGGCGGGTCGTCTTCGAGCATGCGTTCGCTCGCCGGCCGCCCTACACCCCCGATGAAGAGGGGCGGCCGATCATGCCGTTCACGGCCGTTCCCTATCGCCTGGACACCGCCGGCAACCGGCTCGACTAACCTGAGTTAGGAGCCCCCGTGGCCGACGCCGTCACCCTGAAGCCTCTGCCGCCGCGCGAGGCGGTCGAGTTCTTCAAGGCAAAGGGCCTGACGACCTCGTTTGCCTGGCAGGACGTCTGGCAGGAGGAGCACGCCCGCGCCTTCACCGTCGCCAAGGCTATGAGCCGTGACATCCTGGTGGATATCCGCGAGGGCCTCGAGCGCGCGCTCGAGGAGGGGAAGACCTTCGAGGACTTCCGCTCGAGCGTGCGGCCGCTCCTCGAGGCGAAGGGGTGGTGGGGCCGCAAGCCGATGACCGACCCCATGACCGGCGAGACGCGCCCGGTGCAGCTGGGCTCCAATCGCCGCCTAAGGACCATCTTCGACACCAACCTGCGCAGCGCTTATCAGGCGGGCCGCTGGGAGCGCGTCCAGGCCTCGAAGGCGGCCTTGCCCTACCTGATGTACCACCACACGCCGCAGGCCCACCCGCGGCTCGAACACCGGGCCTGGGACCGCACCATCCTGCCGGTCGATCATCCGTGGTGGCGGACGCACTACACGCCGAACGGCTGGCGCTGCAAATGCTGGACGAGCCAGCTTTCCAAGGCGGCCATGGAACGCCGCGGCCTGAAGGTCACCGATAAGCCGATCCGCTTCCCGCCCAAGGTCTACACCAACCCGCGCACCGGCGAGGTCACCGTCGTCGAGGGCGGCATCGACCCGGGTTTCAACTTCAACATCGGCCAGGCCTATCTCGACCCGGTCACCGCCCGGCCGACGAACATTCTGCCGGCGCCGGCCGGGCCGCCCGCTGCGCCGCCGATCGACCCGCGAAACGGCCCGCCGCTCTTGCGGCCCGGCGTCGATGCCGACGACGCCCGGGACGCCTTCCTGCGCGCCTTCGGCGCCACCCGAGCAACGCCCGTCACCTTCACCGACGTGGGCGGCGAACCGTTCGTCGCCGGGCCGGCGCTCTTCGAGACGACGGGCGGCAAGCCCTTCAAGCTTTCGGCCGCCGCGATGCGCACGCTGCCGCTGGTGGCGCGGACGATCCGCTATCCGGAGGAAATCCGCTGGGCCTGGCGCGAGGGCAAGGGCGGCGCGCGCCAGCTGCAGCGCCGCTATGTCGCCCAGCTGGCCGTCGAGGGCGAGGCGATCGGCGTGGTCGTCGACGTCGGCCTTGCCGGCGGCTGGAGCTTCACGACCTCGCTCGACAAGGGGTTCGACCTGGCCGCCTTGCGCACGGGGGCGCTCGCCTGGCGGCGGCAGACGGCGGCCGAGCTGAAGATCTCGGCGAAGGAGCGACGGGCGCTTACCCTCTACACCGGGCCGTACCACAAGGAGTTCAACGGCCACCTGCGCCAGGGTGATCTGGTCGACGACGACACGGCCGAACACATCGCCCAGCTCGACGCCCTTCTTTCGCGATCGCGCCTCGGCGCGCCGATGGTGCTCTATCGCACTATCGCCGGCGACGCGGCCGAGGAGCTGATCCAAGATGCCACAGAGCCGGGAACGATCTTCTTCGATGACGGCTTCATGAGCACATCGCGCGATCCGGTGTCGGCCGCCCGCTTCGACAGCGACTATGGAGAGGCTCTGTTCATGGTCATCCGCGCACGGGCGGGCGATGCCGCCCTGGACGTGTCGGCCTGGTCGGCGACCGGTTCGGAGCATGAAGTGCTGTTCTCTCGCGGAACGCGCCTGAAGGTGATAGGATGGGACGATGACACCCGAACGCTCACAGTCGAAACCCTCGACCCCGAGTGAGGAAAGCGCGCCCCAATCGCGCTTCGTCACCACGCGCGCCGGGTCCTTCCGCATCCAGCCGCCGGCCGACGACAAGTCGGGCCGGGCGCCTAAAGCTTCCTAAGAGTCTTCTCAAACTGCGTCGGGCGCCGGATAAGGGCTTCGTGAGCCTTTCGCCGCTCCCGAGATCCTGCGCCCGCTTTTCAATGGGCGCCTAGCGACCGGTCTGGCAGCTCGCCCCGCCTTGGGGTGCACGGGTGCACCCTGAAACGCCGCCCCGATCTCCCCGATATTCGGCCCCTAGTCGTCGGGGCCTACCTTGAAAACCAACATCGCCAATGAGCTGCTCGCCTGCGCGTCCGGGATTGATATCTCGGACGTGGCCGATGGCGGCCGCGTCATCCTCCTGCCGATGGGCACCTTCGAGGGCCGCGGGCACGGCCGCAGCTATGCGCTGCGCGACCTGGCGCACGCCGAAAAGGTCGTCGCCGCCACCAAGGCCCGCCACGGCCGCACCGAGATCGTCGTCGACTACGACCATCAAAGCGTGTTCGGCGCCAAGCCAGGCGTCGGCGGCCGCGCGCCGGCGGCCGGCTGGATCAAGCCCGACAGCCTGCAGGCCGACGCCCAGGGCATCAGCGGCGTGATCGAATGGACGGCCGCCGCCAGCGAGCACCGCAAGGCGCGGGAGTACCGCTACATCTCCCCGTACTTCGGTCACCTGCCGGACGGCGCCGTGACCCGGCTGATCAACGTCGGCCTGACCAACACCCCCGCCATCGAAGAGCTTCCCGCCGTCGCTGCGACGGCTAATTCCGAAGGACCATCTATGAAAGAGATCGCCAAGGCCCTCGGCCTGGACGAAACCGCCGACGAGGCCGCGATCTGCGCCGCGATCGGCAAACTGAACACCAGCCAGACCGCGATCGCCTCGGCGCTCGGCCTGGCCGCCTCGGCGACCGGCGAAGAGCTGCTCGCCGCGGCCACGGCCGCCGCCAAGTCCGGCGAGCCGGACCCCTCGAAGTACGTCACCTTCGAGGCCTTCAGCGAGCTGCAAACCCAGTTCGCCAGCCTGCAGAGCGAAACCGGTGAAGCCAAGGCTGCCGCGTCGGTCGCGTCCGCCATGGAGGCGGGCAAGGTCTCGCCGGCCATGAAGGACTGGGCGCTCAGCCTGGCCAAGACCAACCCCGACGCCTTCGAAAGCTTCGTGGCCACCGCCGCGGTGATCGTCCCGGTCGGGCAACGCCAGACCGGCGCCACCCCGCCGGCCGCTGCCGATGGCGGCCTGAGCGAAGAGGACAAGGCTGTCTGCTCCTCGCTCGGCATCTCCGAAGAGGACTTCCTCGCCCAACGCAAAAAGGAAATCGCCTAGATGTCGGCTCTCACCGCACCTCGCCAGATCCAGCGCCGTAACGGGCGCACCTTCAACTATCCCGTCGCCGCTACGGCCGTCTGCTACGCCGGCGCCCTGGCGGTCCTGGCTCTCGGCGCCCTTCGGCCCGCTCGCGCCGGCCAAGGCGGCAACGACACCGCCAAGGCAAACGACGCCGCGACCTACCAGGCCGTGGGCGTGTTCGTCGAAAGCGTCACCGGTGGCGCCGGTGACGGCGACGTCCGCGTCGATGTCGAGGCTGGCGTCTTCAACTTCGTCAACTCGGCGGGCGTTGACGCGATCGCCCTGGCCGATGTCGGCAAGCCCTGCTTCGTCGTCGACGACCAGACCGTCGCGCGGACCTCGGCCGGCGGGACCCGCCCGATCGCCGGCGTCATCGAGGACGTCGATGCCGATGGCGTGTGGGTCTCGATCGGCGACGGCGAGCGCCGCGTCGTGCGCCTGCCCTTCGCGATCAGCGAGGCCGACACGCTCGCCGGCACCTCGGCCGAGCTGATCTCGCCCGTCGCCGGCCGCATCAGCCGCCTTTCGGTGATCGTCCAGAAGACGGTCACCACCGGCGGCGACGTGACCGCCCTGGTCGGGACCACCGCCGTCGACGGGCTCGCCTGCGCGATCGCCGACGGGGCGCTGAAGGGCGCCGTCGTCACTGACACGCCCACGGCCGGCCACGCCAGCACCGTGGTCGCCGCCGGCGATCGCATCCAGGTCGCGCCCGCGGCCGCCTTTGCCACCGCCGGGGCCGTCTCTGGCTTCGTCGAAATCGCGTACTAGGAGCGCCCCGCCTTGAAAGTCATCACCGCAACCTCGCTGCAGGCCCTTCGTACGGGCTTCAGCACCCTCTTCAACGCCGGGGCCGGGTCCGCCCCGAACGTCAGCTCGCCCTTCGTCACCGAGGTCAAGTCGACGACCAAGGTCGAGACCTACGGCTTCCTCAGCGCCATGCCGCTCTTCCGCAAGTGGATCGGCGAGAAGCGCTGGAAGACGCTGAAGGAAAAGGCGTACCAGCTGGTCAACGACGCCTTCGAAGCGTCGCTCGGCATCCACAAGCACCAGATCCAGGACGACAACCTCGGCCTGTATGGCCCGATCTTCCAGGGCTGGGGCGAGGACGCCGGCTCGCTGAAGGATCGCCTGGCGTTCGATGCTCTGGCGAAGGGCCACGAGCTGCCGTGCTTCGACGGCCAGAACTTCTTCGACACCGACCACCCGGTCATGGTGCTCAATGAAGACGGCACCCTGGTCGCCGGCACCGCGTCGAACATGGGCGGCGACAACTCCACCGAGGCCTGGTTCCTCCTGGTCTGCAACCGCCCGCTGAAGCCGGTGCTCTATCAGAACCGCGAGAGCCCGCACTTCCACATGGTCACCAGCATGGAGGACAGCCACGTCCTCTCGACCGGTGAGTTCCTGGCCAGCGGCGAAGCCCGCGGCGCGGCCGGCTTCACCTACTGGCAGCTCGCCTATCGCTGCACCGGGCCGGTCAACGCCGAAAACTACAAGGCCGGCAAGCTGGCGCTGCAGAGCCTGACGGACGACGAGGGTCAGCCGCTCGGCAATCGCCCGACCCACGGCGTCTTCGGCATCTCGACGCAGCAGGCCGCCAAGGATCTCTTCGGCAAGGCCAACCTGGCCGGCGGTGAGAGCAACACGCTCTTCGGCGAGATCACCATCATCGAAGCCGATCGGCTTCCCTGATGACGGACCTAGTCCGCATCCGCGCCTCGCGGCCTGAGTTTCGCCGAGCTGGGCTAGTCTTCAGCTCGGCGGCTTGGGTCGAGGTCGCGCCGTCGACGCTGAGCAAGGCGCAGTCCATCGCGCTCCTGGAGGAACCGGTGCTGACCATCCAGGGTCAGCTTCCGGATGGCGCCTGGGTCGCGATGCCGATGGCGGAGAGGCGCGACTTTGCCGGCCGCCTGCGCGCCAGCCTCGCCGAGGCCAATCCCGATAACCCCCGCGAAGACGAGCAGTCGAAGTCCGGGGCCGGCGATACAGCCGGCCCCGGCAGTGACGGCCGCGTCGAACTGGCCGCGATCGAGCGGTCGCCGGGGGATGGCCGCGCGCCGCTCGTCGAGCGCGCGCCGGCCGCACCACCCAAGGCGGCGGCTCCCAAGGCCGCCGCCAAGGTCCCAGCCAAGCCGTCTGCAGCCGCGACACGAAAGGCGAAGGCCGGGAAGTAACGCGTACCTCCTCTAGTTTTCCCCACCGACTACCGGGGGCGGCGGCAACCGCCGCTCCCGACTTTTTCGAGAGACACCCTTGGCCTACGCCACCCTTGCAGATCTGATCGCGCGCTACGGCGACCGGGAGCTTGTCCAGCTCACCGACCGCGCCGATCCGCCTGCCGGCCTGATCGACCCCGACGTCGCGGCCAAGGCGTTGACCGATGCCTCGGCCATGATCGATTCCTATCTGGGCCAGGCCTACACCCTGCCGCTGGCGACGACGCCCTCGGTCCTCGTTGAGACCTGCCAGTCAATCGCCCGCTACAAGCTCCATCCAGGCGAGGCGACCGACCGCGTCCGCACCGACTACACCGACGCCCTGAAGTGGCTCGGACAGATCGCTAAGGGACAGGCCAGCCTGCCCGGCATCGAGCCGACCAAGGTCGAAGGTGGCTCGGGCGCGATCCTGACGAGCAGTGGCGACCGTCTCTTCAGCCGTGAAACCCTGAGGGGCTTCTGATGAGCGGCCTTTCAATGCAGATCCAGGCGGAAGGGGCGGCGCACATCGAGCGCGCCCTGGTCGCCTTGACCAACCGCCTGCCGCTGATGCGCGCGATCGGCGCTTGGCTGGAAAGCTCTACCCGCGAGCGCTTTGATACCAACCGCGCGCCGGACGGCTCGCCGTGGAAGCCGTCGCTGGGCGCTCAGCTGCGCGGCACGCCGACGCTCGTCCAGTTTGGCCGCTTGCGCGACAGCTTCACCCATGCGGCCGATGCCGACCAGGTCGAGGTCGGCACCAATGTGATCTATGCCGCGATCCACCACTTCGGCGGCGTTATCAAGGCCAAGACGGCCAAGGGCCTGCGTTTCATGATGGCCGGCGCCGGCTTCGTCCAGGTGCAGTCGGTCACCATGCCGGCGCGTCCGATCCTCGGCGTCTCGGTCGACGACGAGATCGAGGTCAGCGAGCTGGTGCGCCAGTTCTCGACAGGGGCCTGGTCATGATCGGCCAGATCGAGAGCGCCATCATCGACCGGATCAAGGCGAACGCCACGCTGCAGATCCTTGGCTACGTCATTCGCCAGGTCGACAGCCTGCCGGCCGATGTCGACGAGCGCCTGTCCGAGGTCATCACCGACTTTCCCGCGGCCTGGACCTACCTTGGCGCCATGCGCGCGACCGGGCAGGCCGGTCGCTCGACCAAGATGGAGGCGGCCGTCAGCGTGATCTGCGCCGCCAAGAACCTGCGCAGCGAGCGCGCCGCGCGCTTCGGCGCCGGCGACAGGGAAGTCGGCTCCTATCAGATCGCCCATGACGTCGCGGCGATGCTGATGGGCCAGACGCTCGGCCTCGAAATGGACCCGCTGGAGCTGGCCGAGATCGCGCCGCTCTACAGCAGCGCCCGCGCAGGCAAGGAGCGCGTCAGCCTCATGGGCGCTCGCTTCACTGCCCGTTTCTGGTTCGAGCCTGCCGGCGGCGAGCCGGGCGAGCGCGGCCTCGGCGACTTCGCCACCTTCGACGCCGCCTGGCTGCCGGGCGGCGATCTCACGACGCACGACCACGTCACAATCCCCATCCAGGAGCCCGGTTCTTGACCAAGCAACTCGTTAAGCCCGTGGGCGACGCCCGCGTTCGCGACCCCCACACCCCCGGGTTTCCGCTGGTCCCTGTCGAGGGGATCGACACGGAGATCGACAGCTTCTGGACCCGCCGCCGCGACGACGGCGACGTGACGATCGAAGCCATCCCGGAAAAGCCCGCCGCACCGGCGAAGAAGTAAGGACGCCCGCCGACCATGCTCAACTTCAACAACATCCCGCTCACGCTGCGCACCCCCGGGGCCTACATCGAGATCGACAACAGCCGCGCCCAGCGCGGCCTGGTCTCCCAGCCGCAGAAGATCCTGGTCATCGGCCAGAAGCTTGCCCCGGGCGCGGCCGCCGCCGGGGTCGCCGTGCGCGTCCGGACCGCAGCGGAGGCCGTGACCCTGTTCGGCCGCGGCTCAATGCTGGCCCGCATGTTCCGGGCGCTGAAGGACGTCGACACGACGCTGGAGACCTGGGCGGTCCCGCTCAGCGATCTCAACGGCGGGGTGAAGGCCAGCGGCACGATCGTCTATGGCGGCGCGCCTACGGCCGCCGGCTCGCATATCCTCTACATCGGCGGCGACCGCCTGGTCGTACCTGTCGCTTCGGCCCAGGCCACCACTTCGATCGCGGCGGCCGTCTCGGCCGCCATCAACGCCGCGCCTGATCTGCCGGTGGTCGCCTCGGTCGTCGGCTCGACCGTCACCATCACCGCCCAGCACAAGGGCCTGACCGGCAACGACATCGATGTCCGCGTGAACTATCACGAGAGCGAGTTCACGCCGGCGGGCCTCACCGTCGCGATCACACCGATGACCGGCGGCAGCGGCAACCCGGACGTCGCTGAGGTGCTGACGGCGATCGGGGACACCTGGTATCCGACGATTGTCCTGCCCTACACCGACAGCGCCAACCTGGCCGTCATCGAGGCGGAGCTGACCACGCGCTGGGGTCCGCTTAAGATGACCGAAAGCATCGCCTACGCGGCGGCTAAGGGCGCCTACGGCGGCCTGGCCAGCCTGGGCGGCGGGCGCAACTCGCCGTTCGTCTCGATCATCGGCGCAAAGGCGAGCCCGACGTCGCCGGCGGAATGGGCTGCGGCCTACGCCACGGCCATCGCCCTGTCGGCTTCGATCGACCCCGCGCGACCGCTGCAGACCCTGGCGCTGCCGGGCATCCTGCCGCCGTCGCAGGCCGACCGCTTCACCCAGCCCGAACGCAACCTGCTGCTCTTCGACGGCATCTCGACCTTCACCGTTGATCCGGGCGGAAAGGTGCTGATCGAGCGCGCGATCACCACCTATCAGGTGAACGCCGCCGGCATCGACGACAGCTCCTTCCTCAACGTCGAGACGCTGCAGACCGTCAGCTATCTGCGCTACTCGCTGCGGGTGCGTGTCGCGACCAAGTTCCCGCGCCACAAGCTTGGAAACGACGGCGGCCTCTACGCCCCGGGCCAGGCGATCGTCACGCCCAGCGACATCAATGCCGAAATCGTCGCCCTGGCCGTCGACTGGCATCGCGCCGGCCTGGTCGAAGACCTGGACCAGTTCAAGCGCGATCTCCGTGTCGAGCGCGACGGCAGTGATCCCGACCGGGTCAACGCTGTCCTCGCGCCGAATGTCATCAACCAGCTGCGCGTCTTCGCCGCGCAGATCCAGTTCATCCTCTAGGGGGCGCTACACATGGCCAATAACAAGCTCTTCGGGAGCGCTCTGGTGAAGGTCGACGGCGGCGAAGTCGAGACCTTCAAGGGCGCGACCTTCGACCCGGGCGGCGTGACCCGTACGACGCAGACCGGCTCGGTCAAAGTCCTCGGCTATACCGAGGAGCCGCGCCCGTCCAAGCTGGAATGCGAAGTCGCCGTCCGCCCTGGGATGTCGGTCGACCGGATCAACAAGCTTACCGACGCGACCATCACCTTCCGCTGCGACACGGGCCAGACCTATGTCGTCGCCGGCGGCTGGAACACGGGCGAGACCGCGCTCACCGAGGGCGAAGGCAAGGCCAAGACGGTCTTCGAGGGGCCGCCTGCCGAGGAGCTGGTGTCGTGAAGGTGAGGAAGCCGATCGAGCCCTACACCCTGCTGGAGCCCGTCAAGGTCACCTACAAGGGGCCCAACGGTGAGCGCGAGGAGACGATCACCGAGGTCAAGCTGCGGCGCCCGAAAGGGAAGGACCTGCGCATCATGGACCGCCACGAAGGCAACATCGCCAAGGGCATGGCCATGGTCGCACGGCTGAGCGGCCTGGACGATCACGTGATCGACGAGCTGGACGGCGAAGACCTGATGGTGCTGCTCGATAGGGTGGCGGGTTTTTTGCCCGATGGCCCGGCGACTGGCGGGACCTCCTCGGAGACATAGCCTTCATTTTCCACTTCCCGCCGTCCGAGCTGCTGGAGATGGACCTCGACGACCTCCTGATGTGGAAAGAGCAGGCCTCGCGCTTCGATGGCTAACCTGAATTTCAAGCTCGTCCTTCAGGCGGTCGACCGGATCACCGCGCCGGTGCGCCGCATCGGCAGCTCGATCTCGGCGGTGACGTCGCGTGTGGCCCGGTTTGGAGCGAGCGGACGCCAGGCGAGCCGCGGCGTCGATCGCCTAACCGAGCGCGCCACCTTGGCGGGCCGGGCCGGCGAGCGACTGGCGGCTGCATATCGGCGTGTGACCACCACTCTAAGCCAGATGGCCGTCGTCGCGCGCGGGCGGGCGGCCAACGCCTTGGGCCACTTGGGCGCGATAGCGGGGCGCACGCTCGCCGGCGTGGCCGTGGGAACGGCCGCTGTTGTGGGCGCGGGCTTTGGCGCCGGGATATCGGCCCTGACCTTCGGGGTGATCGGCAAGAGCGCCGAGTTCGAGCAGTTCCTGACGCGGCTGAGCACGATCGAAGGCAGCATGGACAAAGCCAAGGCGTCGCTCGCCTGGGTCAAGACGTTCGGCAAGGAAACACCCTACGAGGTGGCCGAAGTCCTGGACGCTTTCGTGAAGCTGAAGGCCTACGGCATCGACCCGACAGACGGCGCCCTGCGCACGCTCGGCGACACGGCCGCCGGCATGGGCAAGGACATCATGGACGCCGTCGAGATGCTCGCCGACGCCCAAACGGGCGAGTTCGAGCGCCTGAAGGAGTTCGGTATCCGTGCCTCGGCCGAGGGGAAAAAGGTGACCTTCACCTATACCCAGGGCGGCAAGGACATGGCCAAGAGCACCGAGAAGTCGGCGGCCGCCATCCGCCGCACGCTGCTCGACATCCTCGACACGAAGTTCAAGGGCGGCATGGAGGCCCAGGCCAAGACCTGGAACGGCATGCTCTCCAACCTCGGCGACGCCTGGGTCGACTTCCAGCTGCGCATCGGCGAGGCCGGCGTGTTCGAGCTGGCGAAGAACAAGCTCAAAGGGCTCCTCGACTGGGTGGCCAAGGCCGCCGAGGACGGCCGGCTGCAGGCCTGGGCGGAGAAGATCGGCGCGAGCATCTCGCCGCTGATCGAGAAGCTCGACACCTTTGGAAAGTCCGTGGACTGGGTCGCCGTGGCCCGCGGCGCGGCGGCGACAGCAGGGGCCTTCGTCAAGATGGCCGAGGCGATCGGCAAGGCGGCCGAAGCGATTGAGCGGTTGGGCAACACCTGGCGGCGCTGGCGCGACTTCGACATGTTCGGCAACCCAATCGCTCCGAAGGCCGGCCTCCCAGCCAATATCTACGACGCCCGTCAGCGAAACATGGAGGAGCGCTACGGCCCGCTAGCGCGTGCCGCTCAGCGGGCGAACGATCGCGTGCTCAACGGAACCATCACCATCAAGGTCGATCAGGACGGCAAGGTCCGCAGCACCCTTCCGGCTTTCGACAACTCATTCCAAACCCGTGTTGATCGCGGCTTCGTCGGCGGAGGCTTCTAATGGCCTGGCGCGACGACCTGCAGGCCGGATCGTTCCGGGGGGCGGCCTTCGAGATCAGCAACCACGACCACGCCTTCGGGCGACGGCTGGAGCTGCACGAGTATCCGCTGCGCGACCAGCCTTGGTCTGAAGACCTCGGCCGCGCCGCCAGGCGCTGGACGATCGAGTGCGTGGTCATCGGCCCCGATTACATGGCCGCGCGCGACGCCCTGATCGCGGCCTGCGAAACTGCCGGGCCCGGAACGCTCGTCCATCCCTATCTCGGCACGCACCGCGCGGTCTGCCTCGGCGGGCGCGTCGTCGAGTCCTCGGCCGAGGGAGGCATGGCGCGCTTCTCCCTGGAGATGGTCGAGGCGGGCGGCGCCGTCACGCCGGCGGCCAACGTCGAGACCAAGGGCGCGGCGCTGGCGGCCGCCACCGCTATGGACGCTGGCGCCACCGAGGCCTTCGAGGACGCGTTCTCGATCGAGGCGGCGCCCGACTTCATTCCCGTCTCGGCCGTCGCCCAGGTCGAGAGCGGACTGACTGCCCTCGAAGGCGTCGCCTCAGGCCTGAACGGCTCCGGCCTCGGCCTCTATCGATTCGTCGGGCGCACGGCATCAATCCGAAGCCGCGTGCTAGACCTTGCCCGCCGGCCCGGCGAGCTGGCGCGCGAGATCCTGGACGGCGTGGCAGAGGTCGCCGGGCTGGCCCGCACGCCCGCGCGCGCCCTGGCTGCCCTACGCCCGCTGCTCTGGTTCGGTGACAGCCTCGCGCTGGCCGCCGGCCTGGCCAGCAACGCCCGGCGCGAGCGAGATAACGCCGCGGCGCTCCAGCTGCTCGTCCGGCAGGCCGCCGCCATCGAGTCCGTGCGAGCGGTCACTGCCATCAATTTTGATTCCTACGACGACGCGGTGCGCGTGCGGACCGAGCTGGCTGACGCCATTGACGATCTGGAGACCGATACGGCCGACGCGGGCGAAGAGGCGGCCTGGCGCGCCCTGGTCGACCTGCGGGGCGCCATGGTCCGCGATGTCACTGCCAGGGGCGGGTCCTTGGCCAGGCTCTTTCGCCTTACGCCTCAGAGCGTCGAGCCGGCGCTGGTGTTGGCCTACCGCATCTATGCGGACGCGGATCGAGATGCTGAAATCGTCGCCCGGAACCGCGTGGCTCGCCCGGGCTTCGTCCCGGCCGGCGCGGCCTTGGAGCTGCTGACGCCCATCGACCAGGAGGCCAGCGGTGGCTGACCTCGTCACGCTCACCATCGGCGGCCGCCGGTTCGACGGCTGGAAGACCGTCTCGATCGAGCGGTCGCTCGACGCACTCAGCGCGAGCTTCGAACTCGGCCTGACGGACCGCTGGGAAGGCCAGCCCGACCGCTGGGAGATTGAGACAGGCGCGCCCTGCGAGGTCTTCATAGGCGGCGACCAGGTCGTCACCGGCTACATCGACGGTGCGACATACGAGATCGACGGGGAGACGCGTTCGATCACCGTCCGCGGCCGCGACCGCACGGCCGACCTCTTGGACTGCTCG